GTCCGGACGAAGTGCCTTGACCTTGGCCTTCACCCGCAGCTCCCCGGCTAGCTCCTTGGAGAACCAGAAGTCCACGAAGCTTTCGTTGAGCCGTGCCTGGATGCGGTACTTGCCGAAGTTAGGATTGTATCGCGAGCTGATCACTGTGATGTCCCCTATCACAGTTTCACCTACAGCAGCAGCGAGAGGCTGGGCGGAATAGATTTCTCGCTTGAGTTCTGTGCGCTCCTGATCACGGACAGCCACGGAAGGCAAGCAGCTGATCACGCTGAAGTCATAAAGATCTCGCCCCGTGAACTCTTCCTTAGCAGCTAACTTCATGGCCGTGGCTTGGAAGTCATTGAGCTTGCCCGCCAGGGCCAACAGCGTGTAGGATTTAAAGTGATCCCGAGCAGTGCGACCAGCAGCGTAGTCGACTTCAGTGACCTGGGTGAAATCGTTGTCGCGGAGCCATTGCTTGACCATAGCTTTGTTGGCTCGCTTGTCCAGCACATAGCCGTCATCTGTGTAACGGCCTTTGTCCTCTTTGAGATACTCACCGTTGATACGTTGAGCAGCGGCTGCGGCACCCCAAACTTGATCTGCTGTGAACATAGTTCGCTCCTGTGTTCTAACTATGCCTCTATTATACGGTATTTAATCAGGGCTGTCAACCAAAAGATCTGTTGTATTTTTGCAACATGGCGGGAGTGCCGGCCAAAAGAAAAGGACTGTGGCTTCTGGGCCACAGTCCCCAAAGAACGCCCCGGGAGCGAATCGGCTTGTTCTTTGAAACCGATTACTCTACGGACATTCCCAGAGCCTTGGCGCGATAGCCAAGTGCCACGATCTCACGTGACGGACGGCCCATCTCGTACTCAGTAACCTGGACGCCGTTGCCAGCCTTACGGTTACGAGTGTAAACAGCGAAACCCTTGTAGCGGATGTCGCTAACAGTTGCTGATGGGTTCTTGATACCAAAACGCTTGGTGATCTGTGCTTCAGAAAGCTTCTCACCGTTGAACAATGCGTTAAACAGCTTGCCTTCTTTAGTTTCGAGGTTGATACGCTTCATATTTGCCTTTTCCTTTAAGTTAAAGTATAGCTGATTCAAATCAGCATGTTAATAGTATACCTAAAAGTTCACACAAGGTCAACCTTTAGGTTTACCAATTAGTTCTTTCGTACCGTCACGTTGGCACGGAAGAACGCTCCCAGCACCACCACAGCAAACCAAGTTTCCATGCTGTATGGAATGGCCAGTGCGGGGAACAGGGTATTCGCTGCCCAGATCGTGAGCAGGGGGCCCACGACCAACAGCAGAATGACTAGGACGACGACGCCCAAAACGATCGATGTAGACTTATACATGGAATTCTAACTCCTTAGGTTCTCCGTCTTCTTCTTTAGCTGCTGGAATCACGTAGGGATCCGCAGGAATCAGACGATTGATTGCTCGGGCAGACTTCACGGCACTGCCCCCGATATAGACTCTGCTGTAGTGTTCCTGACAGTAGGCCTTGCCCGGGATCACGGCACTGCCGCATGTGAACAGGTTCTCGTGATCCCTGATTGGGTCCTTGTCGGGCCCAATCCATTGACAGGTGTGGAATAGCATCATTGCCCCCTCTTCATTACAGTGACTTCAGCCATGCTCTGCCAGCTGTCCGGAAAGCTCTTGCGCAGGTCTGCCACTTTGAGCACCGTACGCAAGCTCAGCTCACGCATCTTAGCACGATTGCCAATCACATATTCGATGATCTCGTCGCGCTCGTTGCCTTCGAAGTCATAGGTATCCAACATGCCGTCCTGTACGATCTGCTTGATACGAAGCACCTTCTCACGATCTGTGTCCATCTGGAGATCGATGTAGTGGCAACGGCTTTCAAGAGCAGCCAAGTGATCCTGTAGCTTTTTACTGCGCACGTTCTCGAACTTGATGTTAGTAATGAAGATCGCACCTGCTTTAAACTCAAACTTGTCAGGCACTCCTTCGTTACGTAGCACACGGCTGTCAGTGTTCCACGAAATGGTACGCTTCTTGCTGGAATCCAGTGCGGCCTTGAGGATGTTCAAGCTGAGATCGTCAAGCAGTACAGAGTCGCAGTCATCGAACACGATAACGTTACCTTTCTCTGAATACTTGTAGAGCTTGGCGTACAGGCCTACCGCAGACATCGCGCCTTTGACCACTTCGTACTTGGGTCGGCGATTGCCCAGGGTGTTGAACAGATCTTCTTTAGACAGTACTTCTTCTACGCCAAAGGATTTGCCCACACCCGGAGGACCCGTCACGATCATAGCACGTACAGTACCTTCTTTGACTGCCTGTGTCATGTGCTTGAGCACTTCAAAACGGCCACGCAGTCGCTCGATGATCTGCTCATCGGTTTCATGTGCGACTACTTCATCGCTGACTTTGATCTGCTCCAAACTTTTGTCTCCTGCGGGTGTAGCTGGCACACCGCTGACGACTACGTAGCTTTGTGCTGACGAGCAACGGATACGGATTGAACGATCTGGGATACCAGCGTTCTTTGGGTAGACTGAGCCACCTGCTACAGTTACATAGCCACCGTTGGCACCCTCACGATATTGTTCCACGAGCTCGAAACGGTTACCCGCCATGGACACTTCTTGCCCACGGATCTTATAGGTACCTTCGCGCATCTCGATGATTGCTGGCATTGTCGCTCCTAAAGAAAGTTGTTAAACATGTCAGTATTATACTGCCAGTGGGGGCTGTTGTCAACCCCCACGAGCCCTATAACATCAAATTTGGGCAAACTTGTTGAGTGCTTCCTGCGCACCCGCGTCCAGCATACAGGCATCCATCGCCGCTTGCTTTTCACGTGCGACCAGCTTGCGATAGTCCTCAAGCTCTGCTTTCTTTGCTTCCATAGCAGGCCACTCCACATCCTGCGGGTTGAGGTAAGGACCCGTGTAGTCTACCTTGTCTGCTTTAAGGGTGATCTCGCCAGTGCGGATGCCCTCAAAGACCATGCCCCAGGTAGGCTGTTGTGGACGACCGCTGGGTCCAAAAAGTGCCACTGCCAGCGAATTGACCTTTTCCTCTGCGATCTCGTTGAGACGGCGGACGAAATACTCACGTGCTTGTTGTTCCATGTTGCGCTCCTGTGTGTGTTAAACAAGTCTGTATTATACAGGGCTTAGGGTGCCCTGTCAACCCCTTTTGGTTAGGCTGCTTGCCTATCTTCGCAGAACTCGTAGAAGCGACCAATGGGCCCATCGAACAGAGCAGTATTAGTATCGCTTTGGGTGAGCCCAAACATATTAAAGCCACGATCGCGGACCTGTACATGTATCACACGATCACGCTCGTAGACATGATACTCATAGTCCTGGCCGCAGTCTACGGCACTCACAGGGTGTAGATAGAACTGCCCGGGGCCGTCCTTGAAGTGTGCGACCAACTGTGCTGCGAGGCAGCTCATGCCGTTGAACACGGGGCGATCGTCACCGCGCAGGCCGTTGACCAGTGTGCCCTGTGTGAGGAAACGTGCTAGCTCAGCACCGTGGCCCTCCGGATAGCCATCGTACTGGCGATAAAGGTTGATGATGGCTGCGTCGGTGATGTCGCCATCATAGACGAAAGTGAGACAACGTGTACCCATAATGCGCTCCTGTGTGTTGTTGACTGTGCCTGTATTATAGCAGCAGGGGAGCCGTTTGTCAACCCCCCTGCTGCTGCTAGTTATTCCATGCTAGCAAGCTCGTCCTCTTGCATGCCCTGCTCTGTAAACGTCACAGCGTAGCCCAGTGCCTCGCTAATAGCGTCCTCAAAGCCCGTGTCTGTGTAAATGTCCCATGTCGTGTCGTGTGTAACATAAATGCTCTTATAGTCATCTTCTTCTGTTACACTAATCGCAGTCACACGCACTTGTCTGCCTGCTTCACAGCCCCACAAGCCGTCACCAGCTGTAGTAACTATAAAGTCGCAGTCGTATTCACGTGTTAACATGCCGTCTTCGTTGTGCTGTGCTGTAAGTGTTAGCATATCGCGCTCCTTGTTAAACATGTGTGTATTATACACTCTCTAGCCAAAATGTCAACCGTTTTTTAGTCGCCGCGCACATCTGTGTTGAGCGTGGGCTTAATTTCGCGCCGGATGCGTACCTCTTCTTTATGTGCCGCAGCTTTGCCTCGGATCACAGCATGTACTATGATAGTGATGTCATCCTTGCTCGCGACATCTCGCAGAGCGCAGCACAGGGCCCAATCTTTGTTCTCTGAATGGGCACGATAGAAGTGCTTGGCAGC